ACAAATAAGAAATTTATTTAAGTCTAAACTTTCTGATGAAAAGTTTTCAATAGATAAAACTGGTCAAAAAACCATTGAAGTGATTGGTGCTTCTTTTCTTGCAGATGAACCATCAATATTTGGTACACCTAATGATGACTATATCAATCATGAAATTCTTTGGTATCAATCACATAGTTGTAATATCAATGACATCTACTCAGGTGAACGTGAACCACCTAAAGCTTGGCAATTAAGTGCCAATAAGTACGGTGAAATCAATTCAAATTATGGTTGTCTTATTGGCTCTGATAAATACTACGGTCAGTATGGTATGGCACTTGACGAGTTACTTTATAACAAAGATAGCCGTCGAGCTTCTATGATATACCAAAGACCATCAATATGGGTGGAGTATGAAGAAGATGGTAAAAATGATTTTATATGTACTAATGCCGTTACTTATTACATTCGCGATGATGAACTACACGCAGTCGTACAAATGCGTTCAAACGATGTCGTGTTCGGATACAAAAATGACTATGCTTGGCAGCTTCATGTTTTAGAAGAACTAGTACATGATTACAACAGTTGTAAAACTGATTCTTATGAAGAAATAAAACCTGGCGATATTATATGGCAAGTACAAAACTTGCATGTCTATGAAAGGCACTTTCATCTTGTCAAATAAATGGGATAAAAGATTTTTAGAAATGGCTCAACTTGTTTCGAGTTGGTCAAAAGATCCATCTCGAAAGGTTGGAACTATTGCTGTCAGGAATAGAACAGTTATAGCTCAAGGTTACAATGGTTTTCCTCGAGGCATTAAAGATGATGAAAGATATAATGATAGAGAAACTAAATATAAATACGTCGTACATTCAGAAATGAATGCTATATATAATGCAGCACAAAATGGTGTATCTCTAGAAGGATCAACCATATACACTTATGGTTTACCAATATGTCATGATTGTGCAAAAGGGTTAATACAAGTAGGTGTGAAAAGAGTCGTATCACCTATACATGAAGTTCCTGAACATTGGAAGCTTTCATGCCGTATGACTAAAGAAATGTTTGAGGAGGCGAATATATTATGGGATTGGATAAAGTTTTAGTTATTGGTCATAGTCCGGGTAAAACACCCATAAATAAACGTAAGAATGGATCACCAACATTAAATAGATTAAACCGTTGGCTCGATGCATGTGAGGTAGATCTATACAGCTTCAGCAACATCTATGCACACCACAAGGAGTTGTTGAAAATAACTGATATAGATGAAACATATGTTTATAAAATCACTAAAAATTATAATAAAATTATAACATTAGGCGGTTTTGTATCACAATATTTCACTAAAAGAGGTATAAAGCACTTTCCTGCTCCACATCCCTCGCCACGTAATAGAAAGTTTAATGATAAATCGTATGAACCCATGGTTATAAATCAATTGAAGGAGTATTTGAAATGAAGATAGGTGTATTATTAGGTAGAGGTGTAGAAGGTGTAGGCTTAACTAAAAACGTAGTTGAGTTTCAAAGGCTTTTCCCTGGCGTAGAAGTATATGCTACAATCGATAAATTGTGGCAAAGAATGAATTCAATGGATTTTAAAGTAAATTACTTTAGAGGTGCGGATTGGGATCAGATAAGTAAACCAACAAAGAAATTTCCAGATTTATTAACATGTACACAGGTCATTGAAAGAATTAATCAACTTGATATGTGTATTGTTTGGAGTGTTCCATCTAAATCTCATCCAGAAGATTGCATTAGCAATTTTATAAAGATGATGGACGAAATTAAAGTACGTAAATCATTAGTTCAAGTTGATCATAAAATACATTCAATCAACAGGAATGCCGGACTAGTAGATATTTGTTCTAAGATGAATGTTCTTATGTGTCATTATATTGAAAATCCTTTTGGTAAATGGGTTAAAAAGAACAAGATTAAAACACCACTCACAAATATGGGTATAGGATTTAATTTTAATAAAGACTACTGGAAACCTATTGAACAACAAGATCCTTATCTTGTAAGATGGGTTGGCCGTACAGCAATGTGGAAAGGTCCAGATGTTATGATTGATTTTCACAACGATCATCTCAAAGCATTTGGTTTTAAAACTATACTAGAAGGTTTAGAAGCTTCAATCAATTATCCTGCAGTTCTTTATAAAGATCCAAAACAAATGAAAGACAGAAGAGAAGTGATAAATTATTTCAGGCCTGAAAAAGGTATTGACAACACAGGTAAACATCCTGACTATGGTAGTGAAACTTCTGGCCAAGGTGCATACTTATATGGTGCATACACTCATTCTGAAATGATGGAGCGTATGAGTGTCGGTGGATTTGGCTCTGATCTGATGTACTTTAAAGATGACATATATGGCAACAATGTCGAATATTGTCACACTGACTGTTTTGCTGCTGGAGTTATTCCAGTTTTTCATAAACACTTTTGTGATCACGTTATTCATAAAAAGCAAGGGAAGCCAATAAGTCAGTGCATAAATACTGGTACACTTGCAGTGGATGCAACTAATGCTGCAGAAGTTGCAAACAGTATGCTCTTATTAGCTAAAGATAATGTTAAAAGAGATGAATGGAGAAATATGATGTTTGAGTTTTGGAAAGAACACTGTGATGCTAAAGCCGTGTATGATGACATCATAGATAATACATTAAATTATAATGAAAAGTACAATGTTATTGAAACAAGTTTGGAGGAATTTTTCGTATGAAAATAGCAATTACAGGATCAAGAGGTTTTATTGGAAGTCACCTCAAAGCAAGACTTGAAAAAGATGGCCACGAAATAGTTGAATGGGATCTTAAAGAACTTTCGAAATGCATAAAGGATTTTGAACCAGAAGATATTAATTACTGTATTCATCTTGCAGCATATGCTGATGTGAGAGCAAGTTTAAAAGATCCACAAAAATATTGGGTCAACAATGTAGAAAATACTACAAGAATACAAAATATATGTCATCATAATAATATACCATTACTTTATGCATCATCTTCTTGTATTCATAATTGGTGGTTATCGCCTTACGGTATTAGTAAAAAAGTAAATGAAGAAACTGCAAAGTTTGGTCAGGTAGGATTAAGATTTACTACTGTTTACGGTGATGGTGCAAGGGATTCTATGTTAATTGGAAAATTAGTAAACGGCACTATTAAGTATCTTACCAGACATACTCGAGACTTTGTACATGTAAGTGATGTTGTAGATGCTATCGTTTTACTTATGAGCAAAGACATAAGATCGTTGAAGCCGGCCTATGATATAGGCACTGGAAAAGGTAACGTAGTTGAAGATCTCGGTGTATTAGCCGGATGGCAAGGCATTGAAGTTACTGATGGTGATACATGTGAAGCACAAAATAATACTGCTGATATATCTGCAATGAGAGAATTAGGTTGGGAACCAAAAGTAGACGTACGAGATTACATCGTACAAAAAACAATTCAAATGGCAGGCCAATGAATTATGCAAGTATAGTTCCATTAATAGGCGGTGAAACCATCGCCATGGAACGCGTATTTAAAAAAAGACCGGAGTATATATTAAGTTATGAAGATTTCAAAGCAAACGATACTCACTTGGTGGAGTATTACAAAAGAGAAGTTCCCTACTATCTTTTGGGAAACGATAGGAGTTATGACTTACCTTCTGTCGATGTTGTTAATACCGTGTGCCCTTGTGCTGGTTTGTCTAGTCTCAATACTTCAGCATCTTCTGATGCTGCTGCTAACGATTGGATGCTTACCTCTGCTAATTATGTCTTGGGTACACTCAAACCTCAAGTATTCTGGGGTGAAAATGCACCAAGACTCGCTTCAAAAATGGGCGAACCAATTGTCGAAAATCTCAGAGCGATTGGAAGAGAGTTTGGATACACTTTCAGCTTATATAAAACGAAGTCTCTCCTACATGGACTCGGACAAGTAAGAGACAGATCATTTTATTTTTTCTGGAAAGGCGATAAAGTACCTCAGTTTGAATATATAAAAAGGGAACATGAAAAAATTGAGGATACGATACGTTCCGTGAAACGCAGATCAGATGATCCGATGAATGTCCTTACTAACACCAATGTTCCTTCACAAGACCCATACTATCGATATGTCTTAGAAGAAATGCATGGTGGTATAACGCATAAAGAGTTCCAAAACAAAATTGAAAAAAGTTATGATGTTTTACATTACATAGAAGATAACGAACATTCGTATGACCGTGTAACAAATTGGATGTCGGCTCATGGTTATGAAAAACAAGCACAGCGTTGCAAAGTCATGCATGAAAAATTAGCATCTGGTGGAAACATTATGAGAAGAGGCGTATATGTACCAAAGAATTATATTGGTGCTTTTGTAGGCAGTGCACCTACAAAGCTTACACATCCAGATGAAGATAGATTTTTAACTATAAGAGAATGTTTAAGTATTATGGGATTGCCTGAAGATTTTATTTTACAAGGCGGTGTTAAAAATTTAAATCATATATGTCAGAATGTACCAGTCACAACAGCAAGTGATATGGCGGAACACGTTTTAAAATTTTGTGATGGTAGATTGAATAACCAGTTATGGGATCAAGACTTTATGGTACAAGATAATCGAAAGCAGTCAATAGTTAGTGAAAATAAACCTTTACAATTAGATGCTTTTATGGTATAATAATTATATTATTTGTAGGAGAAATATATGTCAATAATGGATAAATTAAAAAAGAATAGTAAAAGTGATTTTACTTCAATACTATCTGATTCCAAATTCTTTAACGAAAAAGATATGGTGTCAACAGATGTACCAATGATAAACGTAGCATTGTCTGGTTCAATGGATGGTGGATTGGCGCCTGGACTTACAGTATTGGCTGGTCCTTCAAAACATTTTAAAACTTCATTTGCATTAATAATGGCAAGTGCTTATTTGAAAAAATATGAAGATGCTGTGTTATTGTTTTATGATTCAGAATTTGGTTCACCTCAATCTTATTTTGAAAACTTTGGCATTGATACTAATAGAGTATTACATACTCCTATCACTAATGTTGAAGAACTTAAGTTTGATATCATATCACAACTCGAAGGTTTAGAAAGAGATGATAAGGTTATTATAGTAATTGATTCAGTTGGTAACCTTGCTTCTAAAAAAGAATTAGAAGATGCAATAAATGAAAAATCAGTGGCAGATATGTCTAGAGCAAAAGCACTAAAAGGTTTATTCAGAATGACAACACCTTATCTGAATATGAAGAATATACCTTTGATTGCAGTTAACCATACTTACCAAGAGATTGGATTATTTCCAAAAGCTGTAGTTTCTGGTGGTACTGGCATTTACTATAGTGCTGATAACATCTGGATTCTTGGCCGTCAGCAAGACAAACAAGGAACAGAAATAAAAGGCTATCACTTTGTAATCAATGTGGAGAAATCAAGATATGTTAAAGAAAAGTCTAAAATTCCTATTTCTGTTAGTTGGGACGGTGGTGTTGAGCATTGGTCTGGCATGCTCGATGTTGCTTTGTCTGGTAATTATGTTAGTAAGCCCAGCGCTGGTTGGTACTGCCGAGTTGATAAATCAACTGGAGAATTGGTGGAACCAAAAGTTCGAGAAAAAGACACCTTGAATGAAAAGTTTTGGAAACCAATAATTGAAGAAACAGATTTCAAGCAATACTTAATTAACAAGTATTCGATACTAAACTCTGTTAATTTAGCTAAGCTGGACGAACATTAATGGTCTTAAAAGAAAATGTTCATTATGAAATAATACCTGATAAAGGAGACGATCAAGCTTGGAACGTAAGGATCTTATCAGGTATGTTCACAGAAACAGTATTAAGATACGGTGTTGTAAAATTTAATGGTAAAGAAAAAAACATGTCATTTAATTTTGATATTGTATCCACACCAGATACAGAACTCAATGTATCTAATTTAGAATTACAAGATTTTGCTGGAATGATGCTTGAACAAATTATGGCTCAAGGTATTCGTGATGGTGAAGTTATAACAAGAGAGGTAAAAGATGCAGATTAGCCCAACACAAAGACTAATGTTGATCATGGATGAAATTGCAATTGCAAAAGGAAAATTAAGACCAGAAGATACCGGTCACATTCATACATCAATAAGCTACTTAGAAAGTAGAGCAGAAGAAGTACAAAAAGAAATAGATGAAGGATTAAGAAAAGCTGCCTATGCCAACTAATTTAGAACAAACTATATTACGTAATCTTTTAACCGATGAAGAATATATGCGTAAAGTATTACCTTTCATTAAACCAGATTACTTTGAAGGCATATATCGAATACTATTTCGTGAAGCTGGTAAGTTTGTAGCAAAATATAATAAGCTACCAAATGCTGAAGCTTTTAAGATAGAACTCGATAACGCCGATAAATTAAATGATGAACAATATAATTTGGCTATGGATATTGTGCCGCAATTATTTGCTGGTGAAAAGGTAGATGATAAGTGGTTAATTGATACTACTGAAAAGTGGTGTCAAGATCGTGCAATATATCTTGCAATTATGGAATCAATATCAATTATTGACGGAAAGCACGAACAATTAACTAAAGGCGCTTTACCTGATTTATTAACTAAAGCATTAGGCGTTGGCTTTGATTTAAAAGTAGGTCACGATTATGTAGAAAATGCTGAAGACAGATATGAATTTTATCACACAGAAGAAGATAGATTGCCTTTTGATTTAGAATACTTTAACACAATCACAAAAGGCGGTGTTCCACGTAAGACTCTTAATATTGCTCTTGCTGGTACAGGTGTTGGTAAATCTTTATTCATGTGTCATGTTGCCTCCTCTGCCTTAGTGCAAGGTTTCAATGTTTTATACATTACAATGGAAATGGCTGAAGAAAGAATTGCTGAAAGAATAGATGCTAATTTACTAAACGTTCCTATAGATCAACTTGATAAGATGTCAAAAGACATGTTTACTACAAAGGTAAAAGATATTTCTCGTAAGACAACTGGTAAATTAATTATTAAAGAGTATCCAACTGGTTCAGCACATTCAGGTCATTTCAGAGCTTTACTTAATGAACTAAAACTTAAAAGACAATTTGAACCCGATTTAATATTCATAGATTATTTAAATATATGTGCAAGTTCAAGAATGAAAGGAATGGGCGGTGCAATCAATTCATACTCTTACATTAAAGCAATTGCTGAAGAATTACGTGGTCTTGCAGTCGAATTTGACTTACCGATCTTCTCTGCAACGCAAACGACTCGTTCTGGTTATTCTAACTCGGATGTTGGGCTTGAAGATACAAGTGAATCTTTTGGATTACCCGCTACTGCGGACTTAATGTTTGCTCTTATATCAACTGAAGAACTTGAAAAGCAAGGTCAGTTTATGGTCAAACAATTAAAGAACAGATACAACGATCCAACACAACATAAAAGATTTGTAGTTGGTGTTGATCGTAGTAAAATGCGATTATATGATGTAGAAGAAAATCAACAAACATTAACAGACGATACACCAGTGTTTGATAAAACTCCAACTGGTCAACGATTTAAGGATTTTAAATTATAATGTTTTATGATATAAAAAAATTAAATGAGTTAGAAAAAGAACTATCTGAAAACTTGATGCAAGCAGATGGTAAAACACACGAAAAAGAGTTTAGACAATTTTGGATAAATTATAGAAGTGATGTACCAAAATGTTTAATGGCAATAAGAGAATATATAAGTTTATTAGAACAACTGGAGCGGCAAAATGATAGCAAAACTAGTTAGTTACAGCAAATCATCTGAATTTAAAAGTTATGATAGTAACGAATATGGACCACTTGATGTGCAAGACTTAATTGCTTTTTGTGCAAGAGTTTCTAATCCATCAGGCCAACTAAATACTGAAACTAATGAAAAGCTTTTAAAATATCTTATTAAGCATCAACATTGGTCTCCGTTTGAAATGGCAAGTGCTTGTATTGAAATTAATACTACTAGAGATATAGCCAGACAAATACTTAGACACCGTAGTTTTAGTTTTCAAGAGTTTAGTCAAAGATATGCAAACCCAGTAAAGGAGTTACAATTTGTTACAAGAGAAGCGAGAATGCAAGACGATAAGAATAGACAAAGTAGTATCGAAGTTGATGACGAAGCTTTCCAACTCGATTGGGAAAGAGAACAAAAAAGAGTCATATGGTTATGCAAACAAGTCTATGAAGCCGCAATCAAAAAAGGAATAGCCAAAGAAGTTGCAAGAGCAGTATTACCTGAAGGTTTAACTACATCAAGGATTTATATGAATGGAACAATAAGAAGCTGGATTCATTTTATTGAATTAAGATCAGGTAATGGTACTCAAAAAGAATGCAGTGAAGTTGCAAGAGCTTGTGCTGAAGCAATAGCAAAAATCTTTCCAATGGTGAAAGGGTTTGTGAATGAATAAAAATACACAAGATATGACAGGAACAGGTAGACATATCGAACTACCTGATCCTGAACCACAAAGATACTATGATTGGATGTTATGGAAGCTTAGACAAGAACCCGATTGGCAGGCCATGAAACAAAAAACAAGAGAACCATTTATAAGACAATTTTTAAAAATGGATAGTTTATTACTTGCTTTAATCTATACAGCTGGTCATATTATTATAGCCATGAATGTTGTATATTTTATGACAGGTGCCAGTTTATGGGAAGCTGGTACCGTAGCTCTTATAGAACCGATAATAAATGGCTGTTGGTTTTTTATATTACATATTTTATGGAAAAAAATACAAAAAAAGTGAAAATAACGGTGTACATTCCTTTAAAACTGGTGTATAATAATACTATATTAATTTAAAGGGAGTTATAAATGGGTATACATATAGGTCAACACAACAGATCTTCCTCATGGGTTGGAAGATTTGATCCAAAGAATCCACAAGACATGTTAGAATATGAAATGGTTAAATCCGTTGCAAGAGCATGTAATTCATCTAAAATAAAATTCAGAGTTGAAAAGAAAGGTAGAAAACCAACCAAAGGTTTTACTTGGTTTGGTGATCCTATAGGAGGCATTAAGAATGCTACACTCTGGGATGTCTACATTTATAGGAGGTATTCTTAATGATTATTGTTGATTACAGCGGTATCGCTTTAGCGAGTATTATAATTAATAAAACGTTTGATGAACGACTAATTCGTCATATGATTCTCAACTCCCTTAGAATGTATCGTACAAGATACAAAGATGAGTATGGCGAATTAGTCCTTGCTGTTGATGCGTCAAACAACTGGCGCAGAAAAGCTTTCCCTCAATACAAAGCTAATAGGAAAAAAGGTAGAGACGAATCCACCTTTGATTGGAATGAAGCTTTTAGAATACTAAATATGGTAAGAGAAGAAATTGCAGAAAACTTTCCATATAAAGTAATTCGTATTGATGGTTGTGAAGCTGATGATGTTATCGGTACGATTGTGAGTATGAATCCAGATTCAAACAATGATTTTAATCCAGAAAAGATCATGATCGTATCCTCTGATAGAGACTTCCTACAATTACAAAGATACAAAAATGTAAGACAGTTTTCACCACTTCTTAAGAAAGAATTGAAAGAAGAAAATCCTAGATTGTATCTTCAAACACATATCATTAAAGGTGATAAAGGTGATGGTGTACCAAACATCTTGTCTGATGATAATGTATTTGTTGAAGGCTTTAGACAAAAGCCGATGTCTCAAAAGAAAGTAGATAATATTATACAAGACTTAGAAGAAGGTGAATTACTTTATGCAGCATCTTGGTATCGTAACTATTGTCGAAATAAAAAATTAATTGATCTCACTGAAACACCAGAAGATTTAAGAAAGCAGATTATAAATAACTTTATAGATCAAGATCCAGCTTCATTACATAGTAAGAAAGGTAAAGTCTTTCCTTACTTAGTAAAGAATCGTTGTAATGAATTGATTAAAAGTGCACAGGAGTTTATTTAATGAAACAGTATGTATTTGAAGTCTTAGAAGAAATGGCTAAGCAAAGAAGTAAAAATGATAAAGTTCGTGTTCTCAAAGACAATGAAACATGGGCTTTAAAAGATATTATAAGGGGATCTATGGATACCACCGTAGCTTGGAATTTACCTGAAGGTGAACCACCATACACTGCAGCTGCAGCTCATAATCACGCAAGTAACTTAACACAACAAAATGGAAAGTTTAAATACTTTGTAAAAGGTGGACCAGGCGATAAGATGCCAAAATTCAAGAGAGAAAATATTTTTATTGAAATACTTGAAGGTGTGCATCCAGAAGATGCTAAGCTAGTTCTCAACATGATAAACAAAAAGAAAATCCCAGGAATTTCTAGACCAGTTGTAGAGGAGGCCTTTCCAAAATTACTTCAGGACTAATCTACAACCTTTTTACGAAAGGTATAAAGATGTTACTACAACAACTTGTAAAAGATTACGAACTTCACGGATTAAAAATTAAAAAAAGAGGAAGAATTAATCGAATGGCAAAAATATCTAGGAAAAGAGATTTTGTGAGAAAAAAAGTTAAGTTACTGAAAGTCTTGGAGAATAAATTTCAAATCAATTGAAAAAATAACTATTTACAAACAGTCAAAAACATGGTATAATATATTATTTGAAAGGTGAAAACATGAATATTTTTATTTTGGACAAAGATCCCGAAAAAGCTGCAATGATGATGTGCGACAAGCATGTACCAAAAATGATTGTCGAATCTGCTCAGATGCTATGTACTGCACACCGCTTGCTTGACGGTAAACCAGAAAAACGTAAATCAAGATCCGGTAAAACTATTCAAACATATTATGCCTTCGGTGATATAAGAGATGATATTTACTATGCAGCTGTACACAAGCATCATCCATGTACTGTATGGACTATGGAAAGTAAAGATAACTACAATTGGCATTATCACCACTTTGTATCTCTTGCTAGAGAATTCGAATTTCGTAGAAATAAAAAACACGTTACATTCGAAAAGTTAGGTGTTGTACTCGCTGCACCACCTATAAATATACCAGAAGCTGGTCTTACTGAATTTGCTCAAGCAATGTCTGCTTATCCGGACTGTATAGTCGAAGGTGATGCAGTACAAGCGTACAGAAACTATTACCATAAAGCTAAACCATTTGCCAAATGGGATTGGGGCAGACCAGCACCAGAGTGGTGGGAAGGATATCAAGGTGCCTAAGTATACAGTAAAGCCTTTAGAAGAAGGCGATGAATACGATATTGAATGTAGCTCAGAAGAGTTAGAAGTTTATCTTAAAGAACACAATTGTATAAAGGTTCTTAAATTTCCAGGCGTAATTTCAGGGCATGGAAGCCTCCTATCAAAAACAGATAACGGATGGAAAGACAATCTTCGAAGAATTAAAGAAAATTCTGGAAGAGGTAATACCATCAAAGTGTAGGAGGAAGATATGAACTTTTTTATAGTAATATCTTTTATAGTAATGAATACTGCATCACCAGACAGGCCAGTATACATATTTAAACATCCAAATTTTGATAATAAACAAATTTGTGAAATGTATGTAAGAAAATATGAACAAGCTTTAGTTATGAAAGCTGGTGCAGCATATAACTTTGATTTAGAACCAGAAGCAATCTTTTGCATTACTAAAGAACAGGTTCAAGATATATTCAAATATAATAATGGTAAGAAAAATATTTAAAATATGATAAAGAGATTTAACCATGAAAAAATTGATATCGGTTATGAAGATCTTATCGCTACGACTACCGATACTGGGAGAACTTATAGTACTCCTGATGGCAAGTCTTATCCTAGTATCACAACAGTTTTAAGTATACTGTCTGAAGATGCTATAAGAGCATGGCGTGAAAGAGTTGGAGTCGAACAGGCTGATATAATCAGCGGAAAAGCATCGAGACGTGGAACAAAAGTCCATAGTATTGTAGAGAAGTATTTAAGCAATGAAGACACAACACAAGAATTGCCACACATCAGGCAGAGTCTCGCAAATCTCAAACCTGTACTTGATAACAATATTGGAAAAATATATGGTCTCGAGGTGCCACTATTTAGTCATCACCTCAAACTCGCAGGACGGTGCGACTGCATCGCAGAGTATAATGGAGTACCCTCAATAATTGATTTTAAAACTTCTAAATACATTAAGAAGAAAGAAAGAATCACAAACTATTTCGCACAAGGTGCAGCATATGCAATCATGTGGGAAGAAAGAACGGGCATGTCAATACCAAACATAGTTATTATTATGGACGTTGATCATGAAAAACCGTGTGTGTTCGTAGAACATAGAGATAACTGGACTAAATTATTAGAGGATACAATTGATGAATATAGAAAACGAAAGCTTTTTGGACACTAATATGCCTATAGGATTAACACGCATACTTCAATTAAGATTTGAATTCGAAGAGATCACTAGAGGTTACAATATGGAAGTATCTGGTTCTGATATAAATACTATAGAATGGTTTATTGAAAATGGCCACAGGTCAAATTCACTTCGTGATGGATTTAATGATGCATTAAACATAGCGAAGAAAATAAAGGAGTTCTATAATGAGCGAAGAAGAATTGAAGCAAGCGGGCTTTCATCCCGCGGATACTAATGGTGATGGCACTGTTTCTGAAGAAGAACAGGCGATGTATTTAGAATTTAAAAGGAAAGAAATGGAAGACGCAGACGCACAAAGAGATGCTATTAGAAAAATGGCATGGTTTGCTCTATTTGGATTGTTATTATATCCAATTGGTATTTTTATAACTTCTGCATTTGGACTGTCTGAAGCAGCAGGATTAATTGCTGATATTGCACCAACATATTTTGCATCCATTGCTGTTTTAGTTTCAGCATTCTTTGGCGCTGATGCATTAAAAGGTAAAGCAAGTAAACCAGCACCAAAAAAATAAAGTAAAAGGATTTTGTTATGAAAAGGTTGATATATCAAGTTTACACTGGTAAAAAATCTAGGCTGTATGATTACTGTACAGCCTCTGTTAAATTATATGCTGAAGAAATTAATAAAACTGAAAAACCTCAAAATCGTGTTGACTATATAGTCCAAACAATTCCAAAAATGATGATTAAACCAGACGTATTTGCTACAAATCGTAGTAAAGAGTCATATGAAAAATACGGTGGATTTCTACCAATATATGAAAAAGAAAATGCTTTTGATTACTGGGATAAATACGATCAAATTTGTATCATTGATGCAGATATTTGGATAAGGCCAGGATCACCTAATATATTTGATGAACTAACTCCTGTATCTGATTTTGCTGGTGTTGTAGAAAGATCCGCTCCTATTTTGCCTTGGTATAAACAAAAACTTTCTGGATACACAAGAATGCAATACAGTAATCTTAAAGATGTTGATTGGAAATGGAATGATGCTGGTGGTCATTTTTACAATATGGGTTTAATGTTATTAGATAGAAATATTAAAAAATATCTTAATGGCCAAACTGGAAAGCAATTTATTGAAAGACCTGAATTTAAGAAATTTGTAGATGGTTTAGGTGCATGGAAATGGAGTACTGATCAAACTCTTTTAAATTATTGGGTGAAGAAAGAAAACATGATTCAGAAAGAATTAAGCTGGAAATACAATGCATTATTTACTGCTATTCCTGATGACAAAATTAGAGAAGCATATTTTGTGCATTTCTTTCTTAAAGACAAATTACCAAATAGTGGTGAAAACGTTGAACAATTAATGGAGAAAGTGATATGAGTTGGAAAGATCCTAATTTTGAACCTGCTAAATCTTTTACGATAGATATTAGTATCGCTGAATACATTGATAGATACTCTATATTATTAATAAAAAAAGAAAAAGGCTTGGATGTAGATAGAGAATTAAATCAGTATGAAAGTCAGGATCTTACTCATGATGGATTCGATCATTACTTAGGAATTATGAGAGCAATTAATGAAGAGCTTTGGGATTTAGAAGATCGTAAAAGAAAAGGCGTGGAAAGATATAGTAAAGAAGAAGCTGATACAGCTTTCCTAATTACTCAAATTAATGATTTAAGACACGAAACAAAAAAACGTATTGATGTTTATTTTGGTAGTGCATTCACAGAAAAGAAAAGTCATTGAAACATATAGCATTAAGATCAAAAAGCGTAAGAAGTGGTGATAGACCTTACACTACACCTGGTCTAGGTGATAGAGTTCACAGTGCTATGATAGCATATCAATACGGAAAAGCACACAACTCTTCAGTTACAATTCATATCACTGATGATAAATGGAGTATTGCAGGTGGCGTACCTTCTGCTAAAAAGAAAAAATCTTGGATAGAAATATTAGCTTTATTTCCTAGTGATTCATTATATTTAGAACCACATCCAGTTGAAAATTTAACTGAAGTCGAATGGATTAAATATTTAAAATCTAAAGGACATAATGCATACATATATCATTATGAAGATACAATTCATATGCATCCTAATGAAACACGTGTTGGTATTGAAATGTCTCAGTACATAAAACAGCTACCTGAATTAGAACCAATAATTAACAATACGTGGTTACCTGACGAATACATCACTGTTCAATGGGATTCTACAGATCCTAAAAGAACACTATCGCAAGAAGCAAGAAAGAAAATACATGATAAGTATGGTGTTATTCCACTATATGTTGGCGGAGAAGGTAAAGGATTGTTAAAGACGTCATTACCTCATATTGGTTTTGCCATAAAAAACGCAAAATTTCATGTTGGAAGTGATTCAGGCATGATGCATGTAGCACAATTATATAAAAAGTATGAGGACATACATATATATGATACAGATGATTCATATAAATCTCATCACTTAGTAAGAGCAATTAATAACGGAAGTAAATATTTTAAGGTATAACTATCATGATGGCAACTCACACAAATAAAGATTCTCAAAATATAATGCATCTAATAAAGCCTGATACGGTTGGTGCAGAAATTGGAGTTTGGTTTGGTAACACTTCAGCACAATTCCAAAAAAAAGGTTTAAAAAAATTTTACATGGTAGATTCATATTCCGTAGAACCATACAAAGAAAATAGTGAGATGTCATTTCAAGAATACCTTGCTAAATATGCTAAAGTAACTGGAGAAATAGCACCAGCTGGTTTTGCAAAATATTATGATAGAGTGTATGCAGAAGTAAAATCCAGATTTAAAACATTTGAAGAAGTTGAAATATGTCGTATGTCTTCTGATGAATGGTTTGAAAAATATAGCGATGTAGAACTTGATTGGATATATGTCGATGGAGATCATTCATATGAAGGATGTCTTAAAGATTTAGAAAATGCTATAAAAGTTGTAAAACGAGGTGGATTAATACTTGGTGATGATTACGGTTGGCCTGATGCTAGATGGCAAAAACCTGGTGTCACAAAGGCAGTTAACGAGTTCATAAATAAACATGAATTAAAAATATTCAAACACGGTCAAACACAATACGAGATAAGAATATGAAAAAATACACAGTCACTTACGAAGTAGATGGTCCCGATATTCCTAAGATAGCTCATGAGATAGCTATTGGCCAAAGTATCGGAAATCCTAATATTAGATCAGAAATTGAAAATGCATCTAATGTAAAAGAATATATTGCAGAAGTTAAGGACATTCAAGGAAAGATTGTTAGGATTGATTTTCCGATAAGAGCGTTTGATTGGCCAAATATAAATCAATTAATGTGTATTATTATGGGTGGCCATACTGATATTTTAGGTGTAGATAGATGTAGAGTAATAGACATAGATATACCTATTAAAACTTTAGAACCTGTTTTAGGTATGTCCGGTTGGAAAAAAAGGCTCGAAGCAGAAAATAGACCATTGTTTGGGGCAATTGTTAAACCAAAATCTGGTCTTAATAAAGAACAATTGTTGTCATTAGTAAAAGATATGATGTACGGTGGTGCTGATTTTATTAAAGAAGATGAAATCATGGCAAATAATTCATATCTACCTCTTGAAGAAAGAGTTGATGCTATTGAACATCTTAAGAGTATATCAGGATGGAAAGGTTTTTATGCTTATTGCATTAATGCAGATCCTTTTGAATTAGTTGACAATATTAAAACAGTATGGCACGATTCCAGTACAAGAGGAAACATTGGTGGCGTACATATTAATTTTTGGTCTGGACTAGGTGCTTATACCTCTTCTAGAAAATACAGTTTAGCAACGCACTATCAAAGATCTGGAATAAGAATACTTACTGACCCTAGTAACAAATATTCTTTATCTTGGCCAGTTCTTGTAAAATTAGGTTGCATGGCAGGTATCGACAGTATGCATGTTGGTATGTTAGGTGGTTACTATCCTGAAGGAGAGAGTGAAGAAGAAACTCTTAAAGCAATAGAAATATGTAATGAATATGATGTTATACCATCATTAAGTTGTGGTATGAATCCAGTTCTTGCTAGAGAAATTAGAGAGCGTATCGGCAATAATTTCATGGCATCAGTTGGTGGTTGGTTACACACCGGCGATGGAACAGCCGGCAACACATTATATCATAAAGTAAAAGAAATGAGTGAGGCAGTTGCAAAATGAAATTAATATTACCTATGGCTGGAAACGGTCAAAGATTTTTTGATGCTGGATATGATTTACCAAAACCTTTAATTGATATTAAAGGCAAACCTATGTTTGCACGAGTTATTGAAAACTTATGGGTGAATAATGCAGAATTGACTTGTATAGTTAGACAAGACCATGTTAATGATTATGAAATTGATAAACGTATTCTAGAACATTATCCTGATGCTAATATTATAATCATACCGGGTACAACCGAAGGTGCAGCTTGTACTGTAAGGCTAGCTACGAATGTATTAGGCGGTGAACCTATGATAGTTGCAAATTGTGATCAATTAATGCGATGGGATCCTAAAGAGTTTTATGAAAAAATAGACACTAATTTATATCCAGGTGGTTTAATACCAGTGTTTACACCAAATCATAACGAACCAAAACACAGTTACTGTGAGGTCGATAAATACGGTAATTTATTACAACTTAAAGAAAAAGAAATCATAAGCGATATTGCAACAGTTGGTGTTTATTACTTTGGTGATGAAAGTAAATGGATTAAAGCACATGAAAAACAAATGGATGCAAATGATAGAACAAATAATGAATTTTATTTAGCACCTACATATAATTACTTAGAAGAAAATGTTGGAATACATCGTATAGATGAAATGATTGGTATGGGAACACCAGAAGAGTTAAACGAATTTAAAAATAGTATTTGGTGGGAACAGATTGAGAGTTTATAATGAAAATTGCTATTTGTGTATCAGGTCTTATTAGAGACAAACATAAAAGAAATATTGGCTCGGTAAAAAAAGCATTTCCAGATGCAGATATTTTTTATTCAACGTGGGAAGCTTATGAAGATGATACGACAAGAAGTTATAACTGCAAATATTATCCTGAGCCACAAATGCATTACAACCCATGGCATGAATGCGTAACAGACAATCCTCATCCAAAATATCATGCTTACAAAAAAGATTTTGTAAATAAAACCGGTCAATCCAGACAAGGTAAACTTCTTAACGCCACAAAACAGATTATAGCTCATGCTTATCAGGTTGCCGATTTACCTGAAGAGTATGACATGATTGTAAGAACTCGATATGATACTATTGTAAGTGATAAAGTAGATTTCAATAATTATTTAAATATGGCTAATGAAACGAGCTGTGCAGTTGGATTTTCAATACGTGGCGGTAGATGGATTTATTTAGATAAATTTCAAGATATTGAACATGTTTATATTACTGAAACAACAGATCAAGCTTGGAGTAGAGATTGGGCATGGTGGTTAAATGATAATTTAATTATACATCCAAGAAAAATATTTGATACTGAAAACGTTCATAAACTACATGAAGAAAAGAAACTTTGGCCAGCAGAATACGGTTGGTACCAAGTGTTAAGTAAAGATGATAATCATCACTGTGTATATGGTGGTGCAGCTTTGGATAGATTTGTTCGTGCTTGATATTTTATTTAAAAGATATAAATCAAATAGAGAACAGTACTCTAATTTTTACGAAAAAGAATTATTTCAGTATCGCCATAAACCAATAAATCTATTACAAGTTGGAGTCGAGAGTAGCATACCAGTGTGGCATAAATTTTTAGAAAGATCAAACATATATTGTATCGATGAATTTGACAGAAGAGAACCAAATAAATATGATTACCTAAAAGAGAAAAGAATATTTTGGTCTAGATGTGATACAAGTGACGAAAAAAGTATAAAAGAAATTATGAAAAATGTATGGAATAAACCAAGGTTTGATGTAATAATAGACAGCGTTAATAATTTTGCAAACTCTCGTTATGAATACTTAACAAGATACTGCATTGGAAAATATTATATAGAAGATGGTGACGAGGTAAGGATAGTCAAATGAAAGCATTCGCAATAGTAGTACCAGGCAATAAGACATCAATGGCTGGATTTTCTGAACTCCAAGATAGCTATGATAAGTACGGTCATAAAGATGGTTTAGAAATGCATGAAGCAATAGAACTTCATAAAGTAGAAGGATATTGCGGTGGAAATGGTTTAATATGGAAATATCCGTGGGAAGGTAAAGAAACAGATATAAAAAGTGGATTAATTAAATCTGCTTATCCTACTGCTGATAGAAGAAAACGTATGTCATGTTTTCTTAGCCATTGGTATCTTTGGCATAAATGTAAACATCTCAATGAAACAATATTAGTTTTAGAACATGATTCTAGACTTATAAAAAAATTACCAGCAGACAGTACTTTCG